GTAATCTACTCCAAAAAAGTGCAGCTTGCTTTCCGCAAGAGCACAGTATGTGGTGACATCACCAACTCTGATTATTTTGGGGAGATTTCTGCCCAAGGTGATACAGTAAAAATTATCAAAGAACCTGAGATTTCCGTAAGCAGCTACGCTCGTGGTACACAGATCTCAGCACAAGATCTTGACGATGAAGATTTTTCATTGGTTGTAGACAAAGCTAACTACTTTGCCTTTAAAATTGATGATATCGAAGAAGCTCACTCACATGTGAACTTTATGGATCTTGCAACCAATCGTGCAGCTTATCGTTTGGCTGACCAGCATGACCAAGAAGTTCTTGGCTACTTGTCAGGTTTCAAACAGTCTGCTTTACATGCAGATGCAGATACAGTTAATGACCAAGTAAATGGTACTAAAGCTGTAACTACTGCAGGTTCAGACGAACTGCTGACATCAATGAAGTTGCGTAAAGATAGCTTCGGCAATATTACAACTAGTTCTGCTGCAGATCATTCGATCCCAGTGGCTGCTCGTTTGCCGGGTGCTACTGCACTACCAACAGCAACAGCTTCACCAGCAATGGTTGTAGCTCGTATGGCTCGTTTGCTTGACCAACAACAAGTTGATAAGCAAGGGCGCTGGCTGGTTGTAGATCCAGTATTCATGGAAATCATGGCAGACGAAGATTCACGTCTTCTGAATGCAGATTACGGTGAGTCTGGCGCACTTCGTAATGGTTTGGTTCTTAACAACCTGCACGGATTCCGTGTGTACTCTTCATCTAACCTACCATCTGTAGGTACGGGTTCAGGTACAACAGGTTCTGCAAACCAAAACACTAACTATGGTGTTATCGTAGCTGGTCATGACTCTGCAGTTGCTACTGCTGAGCAGATCAACAAAACCGAAACATATCGTGATCCTGACAGCTTTGCTGACATTGTTCGTGGTATGCATCTATATGGCCGTAAGATTCTTCGCCCTGAAGCAATCGTAACTGCCAAATATAACGCAGCGTAAGGGGGGCATAGAAATGGCTTTACAATCTCCAGTTCGTATCGAGACAGCCGTGATTGCTCACGGTGACTTGACAACTAGCTCAACTCACGACATTGGTACAGTTCCAGACAATTGTGTGGTTCTTGCTGCTGGCGCTGAGTGTACTGCGGCAGCTACCATTGGTGGTGCTAATGCAGTAAGCTTTGGTGTCACAGGTGGTGACATTGATTTACTCGGCACTGCCGACATCAATGGTGCTAAAACATTGGCTGCTACCACTACTTCGGTAAACGGTATCACTAATGTTACTGCTGCTGACACAGTTATCACTGCAAAGCTTGCGGGATCTAACGCACCTTCAGCGGGTTCGTTTAAGTTCTTCGTAGTGTACGCCCCAATGGGTGCTACAAAAGCTGCCGCAGAAGTAGATCGTGATCTGCTTGCATAACTAACTTTAGGGGCTGCTTTCGAGTAGCCCCTTTAGACTATTCAAAGGGTTTTAAAATGCGTAAGAAAAAAGGATATGCTTTAGGTGGTGTAACAACACCTGAACAAGAAGATAGCAGATACCGTCCTTCTGCTAATCGTGCACCTCAAGGAATGATGTCATCACGAGGCACTACATCTGCTATGGGTTTATCTAAAGGTGGTGTAGTACGAGTAAACCCCACTAAAATTGTAAACAACTTAAAATAATGGCAGGTATTAACTTCAGGACAGCCAGCAAGTTTGCTGCAGTTACAGGTAACTCTGCTAGTACCACTAGTAATCCTAATAATGCTACTATATTATTTACTTGTCCTGAAAGTCACGAAGCTGAAATAGTTTTTCTCATGATAGCTAATGAAGATAGCTCTACATCTAACATAGGAATACAAGTATACCATGCAGATGACAACACTTACCATATGCTAGTAGGTGAAGAGTCTATAGCAGGTAATAACCATACACAGTTTATTGGTGGTGGGCCTTTGTTTTTACATGCAGGTGATAAGGTCTTAATATTTAGACATACTTCTTCACACAATTTTGATGCTACACTTTCTGCTAGATTATATTTTACACCTGCTAAAAGGTTATAACCATGAGTACTTTTATTAGTCTAACTAACGAACTCTTACGTCGATTGAATGAAGTTCAAATTGACCAAGCAGACTTTGCTAACGTTAAAAACGTTCAAGCATTGGCTAAGGATGCTATTAACTCAGCTATCCGTCAGATGCTTCAGGATGCTCAAGAGTGGCCTTTTACTCTAGTAACTTATGAGCAGACACTAGTTGCTGGCACTAATGCTTATAATTTCCCTGCTGATTACTCTAAGGCAGACTGGGATACTTTTTATATTAAACAACTTACTTCAGAAAACAATACACCTAAAAAACTTAATCTAATTACTTATGATCAATATTTAACTTATTATAGAAGCGTAGAAGATCTAAGTGGTGAAACTGGACGAACTGATCCTGATTATGTTTACATGACTCAAGATACAAAGTTTGGAGTTACGCCTGTACCTGATGCCTCTTATGTAGTAGAGTACAGATATTGGAAATATCCAGCAGATCTTGTAGCTTATGATGACACTGCAGTTATACCTGACAGATTTAAGCACGTAGTTATTGATGGTGCAATGATGTACATGATGCTATTTAGGTCTAACGAACAGAGTGCAACTATGCATAGTCAGAAGTTTGAAGATGGAATTAAAATGATGCGTAGGCTTGTAGTTGATCAGTCAGTAAATGTAGTATCAACTATTATAACAAAACCTACTCCAACTCTTAATGGGTTTTAAGGTTGGCAGATTCCTTACAAACATATGTCTCTGTTTGTGCAGGGGGTCTTGTTACTAACGTAGATCCTTTGACTCAAAGTGATGCTTTGCCCGGCAGTGCAGTACGTCTAATTAACATGGAGCCATCACTAGAAGGTGGTTACAGACGTATAAGCGGTTACGCAAACTCTTATGGTACACTTCCCGGTACTGGTAAAGTTTTAGGTCTTAATGTAAACGGTGAAATAAATCAAGGAATACTTGGTTGTAGAAAACCGTCATCTGGAAATAACTACTTACATTGGTATAATCACTACTATGATGTAGCTTTAGGATCAGGGCAAGGCTCTGGTTTTTCTGTAGGTGAAACGGTAACAGGTGTAGTTAGTTCAGGAGATGCAACTGCAGTAGCAGCAACAGGTACTGTAATATCTAGAACTGCTAATGCTCTTGTAGTAGACTTTGGTAAATTGCCTAGTAATATCTTTGCTACAGGTAACGTACTTACAGGTGGTACATCTACTGCAACAGGTACTGTAGCAAGTACACCTACAGTCAAGGGTTGGCAAGCGGTATCATCTGCAGGTAGTCCTACCATGACAGGGGTTGACGTTGTAAGGTTTGAGCGTTATAATTGGACTGAAGAAGTCCTGCTACTAACAGATGGTATTAATCCTGCTGCTAAGTATAACGGTACTACGTACACACAGATTACACATACTAATGCTCCAAACAATCCACAGTTTGCTAGTGCCTTTGCAAATCATCTTTGGTTAGCTGGAGATTCTGACGAACCATTTAATATTTACTTTTCATCTCCTAATGCTGATACAGACTTTGATCCTGCTAATGGGGCTGGTGTTATCAACATAGGCTTTACTGTAACTCAGCTAAAGGCCTTTCGTAATCAACTTTATGTATTTGGTCAGAACCAGATTAAACGTATTGTTGGAGACAACTACTCTAACTTTAGTGTAGAAAATGTTACTAATGACTTAGGTTGTGTTGCTCCTGATACTGTAGTAGAATTTGGTGGAGACATTATCTTTCTTGGACCTGATGGTGTTAGACCTATTTCTGGAACTTCTCGTATTGGTGACGTTGAGCTTGAAACAGTATCTCGTGAGATCCAAAAGACTTTTGAAAACTATACAGCTAACGAAGATGTTACAAAACTAAAAGCCCTAGTTATTCGTAGGAAGTCACAGTTTAGATTATTCTTTGAAGCTAATACCTCTTTGTCGTTACTGGCTGCTATTCGTAAAAGTTCTTCAGCACAGTCTACATTTGAATATAGTCAGCTTGTGGGCATTGAAGCAACAGCAGTAGCTAGTGGGTATGTAGGGCAGTTTGAGTTTGTACTGCATGGAGATACTACAGGTAAAGTATTTAAACAAGAAGAAGGTAACTCTTTTGGTGGGTCTGACGTACTGAGTGTTTATCAAACTCCATTTTATTTTATGGGTGATCCAGAGTTACGTAAGATATTTTACAGAGTTAAAACGTTTCTTAAATCAGAGGGTGCAACTTCAATATCTGTAGGCATAGAATATAACTTTGGAGACTCAGAGATTGCTACACCAGCAAACTTTGATTTAAGTACAGCAGGTGCAGCATCTTTCTTTGACGCAAGTTCAACTCTTTACGATGAAACAGATGTTTATGACGGAAACCCTACACCAATTAGAACTACTAACATAAGTGGGTCAGGCGATTCTATATCAGTAGCATACGTTACTAACGGTACAAACCCCAGCCATACCATACAGGCTGTTTCTATATTGTATGGTGCAGGGGATAGGAGATAAAAAGTGGCAGGATATACAAGACAATCTTCAGCAGATATTATTGCAACGGCTGTTGTTCGTGCTAACCCACTGAACGTAGAGTATAATGCATTACGAGATGCATTTAATGCAAGCACAGGACACAAGCATGATGGTACTGCAGCAGAGGG